ACGATCCAGAGGCGCTGACCCGCCACGTTCTTGACTGCGCACAGCAGGGCATGTCGCAAGCCGACGTTGCCGAGCTTCTACATGTGTCGCGCTCAACGATACACCGCATATGCACCACAATGAATATCACCTTGGAGAGGAAGAAACGTGAATACGGACCAAACTCAGATCATTATAAAAAGGCTAGAGCGGATCAACAGCATAATGCTGACGGAGGCGAAGACGGCGATGCGGCCAAACTTGAAGCAGCGGCTGGAAGAGCAGCAAGCGTTGCTCGACGTGCTAAAGCGCGAGATGCAAAAGACGCAGCCGAGCGACTGAGGCTCAAGCTGGAGGGTGTGACGGATAAGCACGAGCGCTACGAGATCACATACGCGCACTGCATCTGGGAGTTCGAGAATATGTACTACCGCAAAGGCAAGCGCGACCCGCTGCCAGCTGGCCCGCGCAGGCCGACCACGCAAGCTCCGTCCATGCTGATAGCGGCGGAGAAGAGCAGGCAGCACAGCATCAACCAAGTCAATCGCCTGTTCTCTCTGATAAAGCATGACCAGCGCATTACGGCCTCTGAGGCCGCGGAGCTGCTGGGAGAGAGCGTGCCGCGCACGTCAAGCTATCTCAAGAAGATGTGGGAAGCGGATAAGATCTACCGCGTGCGCGACCTGGTCGAGGTGGAGGGCTGCACGAAGCGTCAGTGGCGCTGGGTCTTTAGCAAGCAGCCAATCAAGGCACTGAATAACTTTTTCGAGGATGATGATTGATGGACGAGAAGGAACTGGAGCGCATGATAAACGCAGCAGGATTTATTGGGGCAGTCATTGGCTTTTTTAGCGGCGCTGTCCTGATGGCTCTGGCCTTTACTATATTCTAGTAATCGTGTGGGTGGCGTGATGCTGGCACATTCGGTAACGCAAAACCAATAAACAACGGTTACGGTTGAGCCACCCACTCAGACGTTATAACCGAAGTATGAACGCGGCCACAAGTTGCTATTTGAAGCTGTCGAATGTTTTTTGCATAGACAGCTTTTCATCCATAAATTCCTTTGGCGAAATGTATGTTGTCACCGAGGTCAGCTCGTCTCCGCGGCGGAAGATCACAGCGCCTAATTCAATGGATACAAACGCAAAAACGTCTGACACATCGACGTTCTTTTTCGGTGTGTGGAATGCGTATCTATTGGTAGTTTTATGCGTCTTACTTGCGGTTTTAACCTGTAAGGTCAACGTCTGTGTATCCGTCTGTATATACGCATCGTGGTCTTTAATCTGGCACAGCGTGCAGATGTAGCCAGCCAGCGACAAATAGGCGAGAGCTAAATGCTCTCCGGCCCTACCTACCGCCGCGCTGGCCTTCTGATCTTGTCTGGCCACTTAGCTAACCGGACTAAGCTAAACCATTAGCTCGAAGTGAGGTCCGTCAATGAACGGCCGGCGCCCCTGTGACCGACGCAAATCAATGTATTCGTTCATGGCATCTTCCATTGTGCCTTTGTACTGGCCAATGCTGTCGATGTGCCAGGCAGCCCCCCAGCGCACTTTGCAGCCTGCAGCGTTGGCACCCTCGGCCATTGCGTCAGCCAGGTCATCATATAGGTTCAGTTCCCATGAGCCGCGTCCACCAATGTAGGCCATCAAGTCAACGGCAAGGCCATCGAGGTGCTTGGATTTCATTGTCTGTGACGCGCCCTTGGCGACCAGAGCCTTCTGCATCTCAATCGTGCGAAGCCCTTGGATAACGCCAAAGTCGGTCTTGGTTGCCGTGATTGCATGTTTAACCACTGCCACCAATCTCTCATCGACGCCCTCCATGCGGTCCAAACTGCGCTGTGATAATTTATAAGTCATTTTTTAGCCTTTTTCTTAGCTGGCTTCTTTGCTGTCTTGGCAGCCTTTTTAAATGCACCGGCCGTTGGCGCTCCCTTTGTGCCGGGCTTGCGCATCTGCTCATTACTTCCGGCTTTAATGCGCGCACGCTTTTTTGCGATGTTTTTGTATAAAGACATCTCAGCACCCCTTACGCCATTTTGATTTTAGCGCTCATCTTCTTGCACATGCCGGCGGCGCGGCAGGCGGATTTTGTCTTGCAGGATGGGCACGGCTTAAAGCCAGATGATTTTTTACCGTATTTCATGTTATGACCTTTTCGATTTGGTGCCGGAACATTTCCAGCGTTTGCGTGATAGGTTTAGCGGGCTGTTAGGATCTTTCGCCGCCTTCGGAAATTTCTTCTTCTGCGCGGCGGATCGTGCGCAGTATGCGTCACCCTTCTTGGTGCCGGGTTTGACCCGTGGCCCGCCGCCCTTCGCCTTGCCCGCTTGACCGTAGCTGACCTTGCGTCCGCTTGAGGTAACCTTAACGCGGGCTTTGCCCTTGGCTGGTGTAGCTCTACTCATGTGTTTTCTCCAACTTTCAAGCAATACGGCCTTACAGCAAAGCCCTTGTCAACCAATTCAAGCGCAAAGTTCATTGCGTCTGCCTGACATTCAGCTTCGTTGTACCATATATTGTTCGTGTTTGCGACCACCACACAAGATTGCGCTTCTAATGTTGAGCATATCAGAAGGGCCGCGAGGAACATTACTTTTTCAGCCCCTTCACCGTGCGTATGCCAAAGCTCGCCGCAATACTTGCATACATTGCCCACTGAAACCACTGAGGCGCAGCGTCCAGATTAGCGAAACCCTGCGCCATGTAAGGCTGGATGCCCGGTATGAAGCTGCCAAGAACGATGGCTATGAACGCCACGGTCCACGCCTCATCTTTCCACGAATTGTTGCTGGCCTCGATAGCAGCCTGCTCCCAACTGATCTCGCCAGTGGCGATTTTCATTTTGGTTTCAGCTTCGGCTTTCTTCACGGCAGTCTTGCCGTCGATGTAGCTGGCAGCAAGCCCGCCGAGTGATCCGATTATCTGGCCGATCATTTCTTAGCTCCCATTGCGCTAAATCCAAAGAACGCGGCGACAAGGCCAGATATGGCTATGAAATATGTCGGGGCAATTGTAGCTAAGAGCTGCCCTGTTGTGTCATAGCCCCAGATGTCAGCTGCAACTATTCCAAACGGGTAGATCAGCAAGCCAAACAAAGCAAACCACGTCATGCGTAGCTGCGCATCGCGCTTATGGTCGGCGTCCTCCATGCGTAAGCGTCGATCCTCAAGCATAAGCTCACGCTCATCTTGGTCGATCTTGCCATTGCCGTTCAAGTCATATTCAGTCATTTTTTAAACTCCTTGCATACTCAATCGCATAGCCTTTGTGATGGGTGATGATTACGATTGTGTTTTCCTTACTGTAGACAACGTAATCACCCTTCTTGTTTCGGAATAACCTCAAAGCAATACACCGCAGTTTGACTGGTCGTTATTAATATTTTTGCATCCTCAAGAGCTTCTCGACACTCTTTTTCAGTTTTAAACTGATTGAGTTCGTAGTGTTCAATGTTGTTGTTCATTACTTGAAACCAGAGTAAAACCCACAATTTACCATCTCCCTTGATGTTGACCCCAAAAATAGAAAAGCAAAAACAAAACGCCTCCACTGATACCAAAAATCACAGCGCCGATTACAAAGTTAATCACAGCATCAATTTGAGCCTGCTTGCGGTAGATTTCATCTTTGCGCTGTTTGCGCATTTGAGCCTCAATAGCCAGCACTTCCTCCCATTTTTTGGGACCATAATGCCACGAAATGTAATCCTTAAGCTCATTTCGCATCCTAGATAATTCTTCGCGTTTTGACCAAATCAAAATAGCCGTTTCTTCGTCAGATCCCTTGAAGGTCTTTTGCCAAAACGGAGGGTTCTTCTGACGCTCCTCGAGGTGGTTAAAGTCAGCGCAGGCTTTACCCCAGGTCGCCAGAGACTGGCCCATTTCGCTAATGTCCTTGTAGGTATCGAGGCCAGCGCGAAGTGCCTTGTAGGCCCCGGAAGCCATTAATGTGATACTAACGGGGTCCACATTACTTCTCCATGAGCCTGTCAATTTTCTCTTCAAGTCGATCAAATTTGCTCATAATTTGCGACAAAACTTGTGAGCTGTCACTTTTAGTCACATATTCCTTCGCCATCTCTTCTCGTGTTCTATTGAGCAAGATACGAAGGCGGTCTAACTCTTCGCGCTGTGTCTTTAACCACCAACCAATGCCAGCGATCACAATACCAAAAAGTATATTCAATATTACGTCAACTTCCATGGTTGGCTCCAAAAGGTTCCCGTCCATATTAACACGGCGACGACAGAAAAGAAATATCTCGGCGACACCTTGACCCCTGCTCCCATTCTGTTAACACTGGGCAAACAAATGGAGGAACCACTGTGAAACATGAGTTAAAACAAATCGGGCCACGCATCCGCGCCGATATAGCTGAGATGTTGAAAGAGCATTGCGCCAGCCAGCGTGTCAGCGCGTCGCTGACGATAGAGCGACTGATCGTCGAGCATCTCAAGAAGGGTGGATATGTTGTCGAAGATTACCATCGGTATTGATCCAGGCTACCGCACCGGGGGCGTCGCGCTTCTGGGTGACGGCTTCGCCGAGGTGCACGACCTGCCGGTCTACACCGAGGGAGGCGTTGACGTGATCGCGCTGCTCGACATCATCAACAGCGCCGGCCCGGTGGAGCATATTTGGCTGGAGAAACAACAGGCTATGCCTAAGCAGGGCGTCGTATCGGTGTTCAAGCTGGGCTTCGCCTACGGCCAGATCCTGACGACTGCCGCACTGTCTGGCCACCCGTACAGCGAAGTTCGGCCGGCCAAGTGGAAGTCGAGCATGAACCTGCCGAAGGACAAGGACGCCGCGCGCCGGCAGGCCCAGCAATGGTATCCAGATCTGGCGCACTCTGGAAAGCTGAAACGCAAAAAGGATGAGCATCGTGCAGAGAGCCTGCTCATCGCCGCGTATGGAAGGGGAGAGAAATGAGCAACATTCCGTTTGCACGAGAAATACTGAAATCTGCTTTGGAGGTGGATGATATTAGCGACGTGCGCGCATATATATCTTCGGCGCTGAAATATATGACGCGCGAAACGTACACCCGGAAGGCTGATCCGACGTCAAGTCGCGTCACTCCGAAGGTTAAGTTTATGGTGCGGAAATATGCCAGGGAGAACCCAGAAGCGTCGATGCAGCACATCGGCGATATGTTTAACGTAAACATTGGCCGCGTGTCGGAGATTTTGGCGGGCAAAAGATGACCGTAAAACTTGACATGACAAACGAGGCGTACCACCTCGAGCCGTCGCTGAGCGCCAGCGGCGCCAAGACGATAGCGATGGGGTCGCCTGCCGAATACAAGTACGGCGAGTTCAAGAGCAGCCCCGCCTTCGACGTCGGCACGGCCACGCACACGCTGGTGTTCGAGCCGCAGTACGCGGAAAGCATTTGGTGCGGGCCGGAGACGCGCCGGGGGCTTGACTGGAAACGCAAGAAGCTGGAGGCTGAAGAGGCGGGCGCCTTGCTGCTGACGGAGGCGGATTACCGCCTGGCCGCAGACATGGCCGAAGCGGTGCGCTCAAACCGGGCAGCCGCGGAGCTACTCAGCGGCGACCTTGTCTGCGAGGCCAGCATATTCAGCAAAGATCCGTCGACCGGCGTCGAGATGCGCTGCCGCCCAGACGGGTGGCGCCGTGACATCGGCGCGCTGGTTGACTTGAAGACGACCATTGCGTCAGACCCGGAGGGCTTTGCCAAGCAATGCGCCAATCTCGGGTATCATATACAAGACCAATTTTACCGGCGGTGCATGGAAAACGCCGGGTTTGAGGTAGACCGCTTCGTCTTCATAGCGGTACAAAAAACGCGCCCACACCTGGTAGGCGTGTACGAATTGGACTGGGCCAGCCTCGACGAGGGGAAGGCAGCAGTCCAGTATGCTCTCGAGAAATATCGCAAGGCGAGCGAGAGCAACGAGTGGGGCTACGATTTTGGGGACTTGAAAACGATCCAACTTCCGCGCTACTGCTTTAAGTTCAGTCAGATTGACTGAGAAACGGCAACCATAGTCTAGGAGACATCATATGCCAATATCATTCGGATCAAGTTCAGAGGGTTCTGGGAATTCATTGTTTATACGGTCAAATCTGCCGCAAAATCGCTGGTGGGTGAAGACGGAAGCGGGCGACGAGAACATCGACATGTCTCGCGGCTTCGCGGTGGACATCAAAAACGTCCAGTTCGGCTGGCTGCACATCGACATCGGCGTGCGAGACTGGCAGCCCTGGCCGTCACCGTCCGAGCAGATCCCGCGCCCAAGCGAGGTCTATAAGCAGGGCTTCGAGGTCAAGTGCTGGCTAGTTGACGGCCGTGAGGCGTCGTTCAGCGGCAACTCTTATGGCCTCGGCCAGTTCATCGCCAAGCTGTACAACCAGGCCGAGCAGGTGCCCGAGTTTGCGACGCAGATCCCAATCGTGCAGGTCACGAGCTCAACGCCGGTCGTGGTCGGCAAGGGCACGTCGTATGACGTGGGCTTCAACATCTCCAAGTGGATCAACCGCCCGGAGAATGGCGCAGCGCACCCGGCGGCAGCAGCGGCACCCGAGATGGCGCCAGCGCCTGCACCGGCACCCGCCGCAGCCCCCGCAGCCGATAACAACTTCGGCTTCTAAGCAACATGGCCGCCTGCCTCGGTGGGCGGCCAAACTATAGGGTGGAAACTATGAGCGAGAGATACTTTAGCAAAGTCGCGGAGAGCGCAGTGGCCGACGTGGCCGGTGCGATCAAGGGGAGCCGCAACGAAATTTTAAACAAGGCCGCATTCAGCCTGGGCCGCCACGCGCACATGGCGCCGGCAAACCTGGACGCGGCACTCATGGAGCTGCACAGCGCGGCCAAGGCAATGGGCCTGCAAGATCACGAGATCAAGGCTACAATCGGCAGCGGCTTCAAGCGCGGCGGCGACAATCCGAAGGAGCTCGAAAGCTCCGACGCGATGCCGTACACGCCCAGCGAGTTCGAGCGCCTCATGGCGCGCCTGGCCGCTAAGGAAGTGCTGGCGAGGGACGACGAGACCCGCGCGGACAAGATGCGCAAGGCCCGCGAAATCTGGGAGCGCGGCGTCACGATTTCGCGTGACAACACCGACGCCGTGCGTCCGGCGCTGCTCTACCTCAACTCGAGGGGTCTGAGAGCCAGCACAGCCTCACATGCGGCGCGGTTCAACCCGAACATATACGACGGCCCCGCAATTATGTTTCCCGCGCTCAGTCCAGAGGGAGAAGTGTGCGGCGTGCAGAGCGTGCTGCTCACACCCGACGGCCACAAGCGAGAGCACAACGGCATCAGCAAATACAGCCGCGGCGTGATCGCCGGCAACGTCATGCGGATCGGCAACGAGCACGAGGGCGGCGTCATCATCATGGCCGAGGGGCCGGAGGACGCGCTCAGCGTGTACCAGGCGGTCGGCGACGAGGCGACAATCGTCTGCACGTTCGGCAAGGCTGGCATGTCAACATATCCCGTGCCGCGTGCGTCCGACGTGACGATCTGCGCCGACCCGGATCTCGACGTTGACGCGGTGGCCGACGTGCTCCGCGGCGACGGCAGCACCGACGTGCACGTCGTGCGCTTCGACATGCTGGGCGTTGAGGGCGTCAAGGATGCCAACGACTACATCCGCGAGGCTGGGGCGCAGAAATTGCGTGAGGCATTGGCGATGGCAAAGCCGGTCGCGCAGGTGCAGGCCGAGATCGCGCAGTCCGAGCGCAGCTACCCGACGCCATATGATCCCGTTGACCCGGCAAGCATACCGGCGCGGCGCTGGATCTACGGCCAGCACTACATCCGATCAAACGTGTCCGTGCTGGCGTCAGCCGGGGGCGTGGGCAAGACGTCCATGCAAATCGTGGAGGCGCTGGCAATTTGCACCGGCCGTCCGCTGCTCGGTGAGCCCGTGCACGAGCCGTGCAACGTGTGGATCATCAACTTGGAAGACCCATACGAGGAGCTCCAGCGGCGTGTGGCCGCGGCTATGCTGCACTACAACGTCACGGCAGACGAGATCCGGGGCAAGCTGTTCCTCGACGCGGGCCGCGACATGAACATCATCTTCGCCAGGCAAGACCGCGACGGCATCACAGTCGACGACGCGCTGGTCGACTACCTGACGGCCAAGATTACGGAGAACAAGATCGGGCTGGTCAGCATCGACCCGTGGGTCGGGGCGACTGGCATACAGGAGAACGACAACGTCGCAATGAACGCAGCCGTCGGGGCCGTGCGCTCCGTGTGCGACGAGACGGACTGCGCCGCGTCACTCGTTCACCACATCCGCAAGGGCAACGGAGATGACGCCAACGTCGACAGCATTCGCGGCGCCGGATCATTGCTCGGCGCAGCAAGAGCGGCGCGCGTCATCAACCGCGTGTCGCAGGAGGACGCGCTCAAGCTGGGCGTGTCGGAGACCGAGGCGCTGGGCATCTTCCGGGTGGACGACGGCAAGTCGAACATGGCTCCGCCGGCATCGAAGGCAGTGTACCGGCGCATGGTCGGCGTGAAATTGCCGAACGGGGAATACGTCGGGGTCGCGACCGAGTTCGCGATGCCTGACCTCTTCGACGGGGTGAGCGCCAAGGACGCGATGAAGGTGCAGCGTGACGTCGGGCAGGCGGCCGAGCGCGGCGAGTTCATGCGCCAGAACCCGCAGGCTAAGCACTGGGTGGGCAACATCGTGGCGCTGCACCTTAACCTCGACGTCGACAAGAAGCATGAGAAGGCTAAGGTCAACGCAATCGTGAAGAAGTGGATCGAGACCGACGTGCTGCGCATCGAGCGCGAGAAGGATCTGCGCACTGGGCGTGACGTGCCGGTGGTCGTCGTGGGTGAGTGGATCACCGGCGAGGAGGCGGGCGTTTGACCGAATTCGATGACAGTGGCGACATGAACCTCGAGGACGAGGATCTCATCATGGCGGTCTACTGGTCCGACATACTGCGCGCCTGCGCCATCGAGTTCGAGCCGGGGCTCATGCAGCCGCGCACCGTCGAGGAGCGGATGCGCGTGCAGGAGATCATCGTGGCAACCATGCAGTGTCTGGAACACGCGCTGCTGCGGCTTGATGACCAGATAACGGGGGTGAGGAGCGATGCAGATGTGTTGCATTAATGCTTCCACACCTTCCACACATGGGGTGTGGGGAGGTGTGGAGAGTGTGGTAAATAAGGCCATTTCACCTCCCACACCACCACACGCTATTGTATAGCGTGGTGGTGTGGTGGTGTGGCGTGCGTGAGATTTTAGGTGTGGTTAACATTAGGGACGAAGGGGAGTTATATCATGGCAGCTAAGGTGAGTGGCAAAGCGAAGCCGAAGTACACGAAGGCGCGGAAGGATAAGGGGACGTTCGAGACTGGCAACCAGAGCAAGCCGATCTCACGTCAGGTCGATGGTCAGCTGGCTCCGCTTGATCGAAAGGCGCGGGAGAAGACGCTCAAGTGGGGCGACACTCTGCCGTCTCTCGTGAGCCCGGAGCTCGCTGGCCGCTTCGAGGCGGCGTACGACGCGCTGCGGGTGAAGATCGAAGCGGATGACGTGGTGGCGGTGCATCAGATCGCGACGCAGCTGATACGCGCCTGGGATGCGCTGGAAGCGGAGGCGGAGGCTAACGGGCATCAGCCGGTGGGTCGGCACGCGTACTGCATCGAGATCGCCAGCGGGAACATCGTGTGCATCGCGCTGCACGACGCGGTCGGCATAAGGCGTGAACATCCAGATTGGTTGGTGTATGATATGGTCGACGCAGCAATCGTGCTGGGGAATAACTTTAGTAGCGAGTTCATCGAGAAGACGCTGGCGCAGTTTCCCGAGGCAAGGGTGACGCGGTGCATCGGACCAGCGAACAGCACGTTTGACGTTGAGCTGGGCGACGAGATACCGTTTTGAGCAGGAGAGTGTGACATGGGAACAATTGGCAAGGTGAAACTGGCAGCGCTTGAGGCTGCCGGCGAGGACGAGATCTTCGGGATGATCGCAGCGGGCAAGAACGCGTCCGACGTGATCGCGCATTACAACGTGGGATGGAACCTGTTTCACAAGTGGATCGCGTCGGGCGAGGGAAGAGCTCAGCGCTATGACGAGGCCAAGCAGATGGCTGGTCACTACTACGCGTCGCAGGCGCAGAAGATTGCAGACGAGATACATCAGCATGAGGCGAGCGTGAACAGCGCGAAGCTGGCGGTCGACGTGCTGAAGTGGAAGGCGGCGAAGGCGTCGCCAGAGTATGACACGAGGCAGCGAGACATCGCTGTCAACATCAGCGTGAACGACCTGCACGCGCAGGCTGCGCAGCTGCTCAACAGCGTTGGTGGCGACGTCATCGAGGGCGAGGCAATCGAGGTGGAGGACGACGATTGAGCGCGAAATCGCACATCGACGCAGCGTTGCAGGCGCGTACGCGCGTGACACGATCTCGCCGATCAGTCAACATATCGCCACATTTGGGCACTTTTGGGCGTTCAAATGTGGCAGAAGTAAGGCACAAGCAAGGCAAAACAGCTAAGCTGCTGAGTTGCAACGATAAAAGATTTAACATAATAACGGTTATGACTCTTTCGCCAGCTCTGAGGCCAAATCGCTGCCGAGATCCGCGTTTTGACCCCCCCCTCTCAAATCTCGGGCGGGTGCAAAAGCTCATGTCCCCTTCACGCACCCCGAGAAAAAAATTTCACACCACAACGCCACAGGAGTGTTAACACATGAACGCGCCCAGCCCCCAAGATAACCCGTTTCTGAAGTTGATGCGCCGCTACCGCGACGACCCGGTGCGCTTCGCCCAGGAGGTCATTGGCGTCGAGCCTGACGAGTGGCAGGTTGAGCTCTTGGACGCGATTGCCGCCCCAGCGATCCGCCGCGTGTCCGTTCGGTCTGGCCACGGCGTCGGCAAGTCGACGGGCGTCGCCATGGCGGCCATCTGGCACGTCTTGATGCGGTATCCGAGCAAGACGGTGGTGACGGCGCCCACGTCTGCGCAGCTGTTTGACGCGTGCTTCGCGGAGATGAAGAACGTGGCCAAGCGGCTGAAGCCCCCGTTCAACAATTTGCTGGAGATCAAGTCTGATCGGATTGAGTTGAAGAGCGCGCCTGAGAGCACGTTTATTTCGTGCCGGACGTCGAGATCGGAGCAGCCGGAAGCCTTGGCTGGGGTTCACAGCGAGAACGTGTTGCTGCTGGCGGATGAGGCCAGCGGTATCCCGGAGGCCGTGTTTGAGGCTGCCTCTGGCTCGATGTCGGGCCACAACGCCACGACGGTGCTCACGGGCAACCCGACGCGTAACACTGGCTTCTTCTACGAGACCCACACGCGCCTGCGGGATGACTGGTACACGATGCACGTCTCCTGCGTCGACAGCCCGCGCGTTTCTGAGGATTTCGTCACCGACATGCAGCGGCGGTACGGCGAGGACAGCCCGGCGTATCATGTGCGCGTCTTGGGCAACTTTCCGCCGTCTGAGGAGGACACGGTGATCCCGGTGGCGTTGGTGGAGCACGCGTTTAATAACGAGGTGAAGGTCCACGAGGATACGGCGTCCGTCTGGGGCTTGGACGTGGCGCGCCAGGGAGACGACAGCAGCGTCCTGTGCAAGCGTCAAGGTCCGGTGGTGCACCCGCTAACTGTGTGGCGCAACTTGGACCTGATGCAGCTCTCCGGCGCTGTGAAGGCGGAATACGATGCGGCGCCCCCGTCCAAGCGGCCGATTGAGATCATCGTCGACAGCAACGGGTTTGGCGCTGGCGTGTTGGATCGTTTGCGGGAGCTGGGGTTGCCGGCGCGTGGCTTGAATGTGTCGGAGCGCGCGATGGCGAAGCAGACGTATTTGAACCTGCGCGCGGAGCTGTGGTTCAAGGCGAAGGCGTGGCTTGAGAATATGGATGTGTCGCTGCCGAAGGATGACGCGCTGTATTCGGAGCTGGTGGCGCCGCGTTACATGTTTACGTCGTCCGGCAAGATCCAGGTTGAGAGCAAGGACAGCATGAAAAAGCGCGGCGTGCGATCTCCCGACCGCGCCGACGCGCTGTGTTTAGCATTGGCCAACGACCACACGACGATGGCATATGGCGTTTCGTCCAGCGGCTCGTGGGGCAAGCCGCTGAAGCGTGGGATCAGAGGGGTGGTTTAGGTGGTCAGAGGTGCACCCTGCCGGAGCCAGCCTGTGTGATGGCACCACCCGCAGCTTTTCGCCTTGCCCTCCTTTATGGCCCTGCGTCGGATGGTGACGTAGTGGCCGCAGTCGCAGCGGCACACGAGTTTGACGCCGCGTCTATGCGTGGCGTTTGTCCCGCTCCAAGAGTGTTCGCCGTGGTTCTTTGCCAGTCCAATCACCTTTAGCCGGCCGTGCTTTTCGGTGAACATTTTTATTAGCTCTTTTCGGCCGACAGGGTTTCTTGCGATGGCCCCGATCCGCTTTTCATCCGTTTCGATTGCAGGCATTTCCTTGTATGCCTGTGTCAGCCTTTTTGCCGGCTCGTAGTGCACAGCCTCCCCGAAGGCAACGCGCGCGGCCAAGCCGTTGATCGGCTTCATCTTCGGGTCGAGCTTGTCAGACATTGTTGTTGGATCTTGCGATGGTGACGGCGGCGAAGACCTGCGCGCTGTCTGGCTTGGCCTCCAGCGTCTCCTCGGCGTATTTCCTCGCGGCGGCGTATGCGTCGGGCCAGTGTCCGGTGTCGGTGTACGCGCCCAGCGCTGCCTGCGCCATCTCGTTGATTTCGTGTTTGTTCATGTATCGGCGGTATAGCATTTCATGCCTCCAATGTGGCGCGCAAGGATGGGCGCTGGGAAAGCTCTGCGTCCGTCAAGCACTTGTTTCCAAAACCGCCGCCAAACGTGAACCGATTTGGGTGCAACTTTTTGGCCTTATTCTGGGCCTTGCGGATTGTCTCGGCTTCAACGGTGCAAGCGACAAAGTCCGTATATGTTGGGTAGTCCCCGAAGCCATGCTCAGCTGTGTTGCTGTTTGCGCGGCGAGTTGCGATAATGTGATAAGTTTCCATGATGTGTTCTCCCAGAGCGTTGTGGGGAGCCGGAGCTCCCCGTGTTGCGTTATACCTTGGCCAGCATGGCTTTGGCGCCACGCTCTGCGGTTTTTGCGTTTGCGTAGCTGCGTGCGGCTGGGTAGTTGCACACGCGGCCGTGTTGGCTGCCGTCGTCGGCGACGACCATCACATAGAATGAGCTGCCGTTTGGCGTGATTTTAGCGGTGTAGCTGCCTTTTGTGATCGTTTGGCCGATTGGGCGGCGAACAGTCTCCTCGCGAAATGTGCCGTCACCCATGTAGATCGCTCTTGTTTTTACTTGGTATTCCATGTCGATTGCCCTCCCAGAGCGTTGTGGGGAGCCGGAGCTCCCCGTGTTAATTATACAGCGTCTTCAAGCCATTCGATGCAGCGATCCCATTGCTGCCAATTGTCAGTCAAGCTGATCTCGAACCCGCCATTATCAATCACACCTTCCAGATAGATGACTTTGTCTGCCTCAAGAGCGTATTGATCTTTGACCGATTGTGTTGCCAACGCTTGAATTGCTTTCTTGGTGATTTTCATGTTCGTGTCTCCCAGTGTTTCTGTCTATACAGGTAACATAATGTTAACATCTACCCATTGCAAGCGCTAATTTGCAAAAAACTGGCGTCCGGTAAACTTTTTTGTTATCCTGCGCCTGTTAGCGGCTTCCACCCTGTCGCTGAGAGCTTTCTCCAGAGCTCACCCCGCGGCTATATCCTCCCAGATGGCCGCGGGGTTACTTTGAAGCATTTTTACTGTATTATGGGGGGAACGGATAAAGGCGGGGGGAAACATGCCCGGAAGTGACTTCAGAAACTTAATGGCGCAGAGCGAGAGCAGCGGCAATTATGGCATCCTAACTGACGCTGGCGGCGGCGACATGGTTGCCGGCGCGTACCAGTTCGGCGACGACCGCCTCGAAGACTTTATGAAGGACACGGGCGAGAAGTTCACCCGAGAAGACTTCCTCGCCAACCCATCGCTGCAAGAGCGCGTGATGAACTGGCACGAGCAGGACGTCGTGGACTACGCCATGGAGAATGGCTTGGATCGCTTCTTCGGCCAGGAGATCAAGGGCGTGCCGGTGGATATGTCGGCCGTCGTCGGCATGGCCCACATCGGCGGACGCAAGGGGATGCGCGACTTCCTCGAGAGCGGCGGCGAGCTGGACAAAAAGGACAAGTTCGGCACGTTTATTTCGGACTACGGCAGGAAGTTCTCCGGCCAGAGCCTGTACAATGAGACGCCAACCCGTCCGCGGATGCGGCCGCAGGGCTTACTGCCGCCCGAGACGTCACCGCGGCCAATGGCCCGCCCAGCAGGACTTCTAGGCTAATGGCAGGTTACGAGCAATACATCCCGCCCGGCCTGCGCGGCCCACTCCGCGACATATTCGGCATGGCCCGCGTGACGGGAGAGGGCGGCGCCGGCCTCCTTCGCGCCGTCCAGCAAGATCCGCTGGCAGTCAACCAGGCAATCGGCGAGAGCATGATCGGCGGCATCCGGTCCATGGCCACCGACCCGGTCGGCACCGTGCGGGGCGTCGTGAGCGACACCGCCGGCACCGTGCAGCGCGCTTTGACGAATACGGCGGCGGACTACCTGCCGGAAGGCGTAACGCTGGCCACCGCGACGCCGGATCAGATCAAGACGGCCAACGACGCGCGCTACGCTGACCTTGCGTCAACCGCTGCGATGGCAGTTCCTGGCACTAAGGCGTTGAAAGCAGGCGCAAAAGCGGCTGGCTCTGCTTTGGGTCAAAGGTCTCTCGGAAATCAGGCCGCATCTGCGTATATGATAGGCCAGAAACTTGAGGACGTTCAGGGATACAAGGGCGCCACTGGGAAGCCTAGTAAAGTCAAAATGCCTTCAGGGGAGAGCTATGACGCGCGCCCTGTGAGTCAAATTGAAGAGGCTGCAAAGTCTTACATGAAATCCCAGAACATGGACGTCTCTGGGTTTGCTGAGTATCCGCCATTCAGCGAGCAGCGCGCGAGGCTTATTGCCGCCGCTTACGATATGATGGAGCACAACCCCACCGGCCCTGCGGTTAAGCGGGCTTATGACGCCATGATTGAGGAGACGATGGGTCAGTACCGGGCGTTGAAGGACGCCGGTGTTGAGTTTAAGTTTTTGAAGGAAGGCATGGACGACCCTTACGCGGCATCTCCAGCCATGGGCTATCAGGACATTGTCGAAAACGGCAAGCTGTGGGTTTTCCCAACTGACTTCGGGTTTGGCACAAGCACATCCTTCGATGCGGCTGAAAACCCCTTGCTCAAAAGCGTCGGTAAGGTCGGAGATAAGAGCGACGCCGTGGCCAACGACGCATTCAGAGCCGTGCATGATGCTTTCGGGCATTTTGGCTCTGGCAATCCGTTCTTTAGGCGTCAAGGCGAGGAGCGGGCCTTTCTGGAGCACTCTCGGATGTATTCGCCTGACGCTATAGGCGCAATGACGTCTGAGACTAGGGGCCAGAACAGCTGGCTTAACTCTGGGCCGTTTGGGATGTCCAACAGAACCGCGAACACCTCTGACACCGTTTTTGCAGATCAAAAATCTGGGCTCATGCCGTCTTGGACTAGCGAGCCGGCCGGGATGCCAGATCCAGATGAAACGCGATCACTTCTAAGGTATATTGAGAACCAAAAATGGCAAAAATAGCGGGTGGCTTGGGTCACAGGCCGACAGCAAATCTGGCAGACTTAGAAGACGAGTTGGAGCGCAAGGCGCAACAAGATGCGCGCGAGTTTGAGAAGGCGAAAAAAAATGGACTATGAGATAAACGAAATGGCCTCCGAGCTCGAGGCTGAACTGAACCCAGACGTCATGGACGACCAGGAGTTGCAGAGCATCGTCGGTAAAGAGATCGATGACGCCATCGACTTCATTGACAACTGGGTCTCCCCGGTGCGCGCCACGGCGACGCAATACTACCGCGGCGAGCCTTTTGGCGACGAGGAAGAGGGCCGCAGCCAAGTGGTGAGCATGGACGTGCGGGATACCGTACAAGCCATCATGCCGTCGCTGATGCGGATCTTCAACGGCTCCGACCGCACGGTTGAATACGTCCCGCAAAACGCGGAAGACGTGCCGGCGGCAAAGCAGGCCACCGAGTACGCGAATTTCATCATCAACCGCGACAACCGCGGCTTCCTGGAGATGCACAGCGCGTTCATGGACGCACTGGTGCGCAAGGTCGGCATCATCAAGTGCTACTGGGAAGACACGACCGAGTTTGAGACCATTGAATACACCGGCGTCGACGACAACGCCCTGGCGGCCCTCATGGCCGACCCAGCCGCCGAAGTCGACATCACCGTGAGCACGCCAGTGGGCGAGGCGCAGATCGACCCCATGACGGGCCAGATCGTCCCGCCACCCATGGCCCACGACCTGCGCGTTACCTACACGCACCCAGACGGCCGCGTGAAGCTGGAGGCTCTGCCGCCGGAGGAGTTCCTGATCTCGCGCGAAGCGAAATCCGTCGAGGATGCTGACTACGTTGCGCACCGCCGCATCGTCACCGTGTCCGAGCTTGTAGCTATGGGCTACGATTACGACGAGGTCTATAACCTGTCGTCGACCAATGACGACATGGATACCAACGTCGAGCGCAACACGCGCAACCCGGCGCTGGCTAACGACATGAACGCCCGCAGCGACCCGGCCATGCGCAAGGTGCTGTACGTCGAAAACTACATCCGAGTGGACCACGACGGAGACGGCATTGCCGAGCTGCGCAAGATCTGCACCGGCGGCGACGGCAACGTCATCCTGAACAACGAGCCCTGCGCGATGGCGCCATTCGCCACGCTCTGCCCAGATCCAGAGCCGCACGACTTCTTCGGCATGAGCGTCGCCGACACCGTCATGGACATCCAGCGGATCAAGTCAGTCGTCATGCGCAACTCGCTGGACAGCCTAAGTCTCAGTATTCACCCAAGAATTGCTGTTGTCGAAGGCATGGTGAATATGGACGACGCCATGAACACAGAGATGGGTTCAATCGTCCGCCAGCGCGCCCCAGGCTCAATCCAGCAGCTCACCGTGCCATTCGTCGGCCAGCAGGCGTTTCCTGTCCTGCAATACATGGACGAGGTTAAGGAGGCCCGCACCGGCATCTCCAAGGCATCCATGGGCTTAGACGCCGGCGCCCTACAGTCAAGCACTGCGACAGCCGTGGCAGCCACTGTAAGCGCCGCACAGCAGCACATTGAGATGATTGCTAGGGTATTCGCTGAGACGGGCGTTAAGCGCCTGTATGAGCTTGTCCTGTACAATATCACCACGCACCAGGACAAGGCGCGCATGATCCGCCTGAACAACGATTTCGTGGAAATGGACCCCAGAGTATGGTCATCTAATATGGACGTCTCAGTTAACGTAGCCTTGGGCCGCGGCACTGACACCGAGCGGATGATGATGCTGCGCCAGATCGGCGAGATGCAGAAGGAAGCCATGTCGACCATGGGGCCGCAGAACCCGCTGACCGACATCTCCAAGCTGAGCAACACGCTCAAGGAGATGACGTCGCTGGCCGGCTTCAAGGACACGTCGCAATTCTGGAGCGACCCGGCGAAATTCCAGCCGCCACCGCCAGACAACAAGCCCGACATCAACGAGCAGCTGATCCAAGTTCAGATCCAGCAGATCCAGTCGGACATGCAAAAGAAGGCGGCCGAGCTGCAACTGAAGCGCGAGCAGATGATTATGGAAGACGACCGCAAGCGCGACGAGCTCGAGGCCGACATCCGCGTCAAGGCCGAAGAGCTGAAGGCCAAGTACGGCACGCAGCTTGACGTCGCCCAGATCCGGGCTGACATGGCGATCAACCGCGAAGTGATGAAGGCCCAGGCTGACATAATCACGGAGGCCGCGCGTGAAGACT